AAATGATAGCAATGTTATATAAAAATGACGTTCGACAAATAGCAACGGATTTCTATATGTTTGGTCAATGTGCTATCCAAGTACACTATAACGACAAACACGATACTATTGTTAAAGGTTTTCATATTGCAGTAAATTTATTAGCGCCTCAAAAATGCGATGCAGACGGAAATATCAATAACTATTTTTATTCGGATAATTGGGAAAACACACGCGAGTTCGTTCCTAAATTAATTCCTGCTTACGGAACGTCAAAAGAAAAAATCGAAATACTTTACATACGTCCTTATATGGTCGGAATGAAGTACTTCGCAATGCCGTCTTATATTGGTGGGATTGGTTACGCTTATTTGGAAGAGTCAATAATGAACTATCAAATTAACGATGCCGAAAATTCATTTAGTGGTACTAAGGTTGTTAATATTATTGGAGAATTTACCGAGGAGCAACAACGATTAAGAAGCGCACAAATACAAGAAAAACTAACGGGTCCAAATGGTAAAAAAGTAATCGTTTCTTTTAGCGGTTCTAAGGAATTGCAAACGGAAGTTACTGATATACCTTTGAACGATGCGCCAGAACATTATCAATACCTTTCAACGGAATGCACGGAAAAGATTTTATTAGCACATAAAGTTGTAAGCGGTTTAATTTTCGGAGTTGCAAAAGCGAGCGGTTTTAGCTCAAATGCAGACGAATTAAAGACGGCAACGGTATTATTTGACAATATGGTTATTAGACCGATTCAAGACCGTTTAATCGAAGCGTTCGACACGATGTTAGCTTATAATAAGATTAGTTTAAAGTTGTATTTTAAAACGTTACAACCTTTAGAATTTATCGACCTTGAAAACGCACAAACAAACGAACAAGTTGCAGAAAAAACGGGAACGGAATTAAGTGAACAAGTTGATTTAAGTTTGTTTGGAGAAAATGTAAATCCTGATTGGTTGCTAATTGATGAATTCGAAGTTGACTACGATACCGACGAAGCTGAAAACGAGCTATTAAGCAAAGAACCAAAAGTTGAATTAAGCGTAATTAAGCAAATAATCAACTTAATTTCAACGGGTGATGCACGCCCAAACATTACAAGTAAGCAAGACGAAGTAATTGACGGAATTAAATTTATTACGCGTTACGTTTATGCAGGTAAAGACGGCGGAAAAAGTGGAAAAGTAAGACCATTTTGCGAACAAATGCAAAAGTTAGGAAAAGTATATCGTAAAGAAGATATTCAGTTAATGAGTTCACAAGCGGTTAATCCAGGTTTTGGCCCGAAAGGAACAAACACTTACGATATTTGGTTGTATAAAGGCGGTGCAAATTGTTACCATAGATGGAATAAACAAGTTTACGCAACTTTTGAGGGGAAAGCACTTGACATAAAAGACAAAAAAACTACTAAACAAATAGCAGTTCGTAAAGCTGAAAAATTAGGTTATGTTGTTAAGAATGATGCTTTAGTAAGTACTCGAATGATTGACACGCCAACACGTGGATTTTTACCTAAATAATTAAAAGATGCCAACACCAAAAGTATTATTAATATCAACAGACGACGTAACCAAATTTACCACGATGAGTGGGAATATGGACGTGGACAAATTCATACAATATATTGCAACGGCGCAGGATATTCATTTAGAGGAATATTTAGGTAGCGAGTTGTTAGAAGCGTTACAAACGAAGATTGAAAATGAAACGTTAGCAGACCAATACGAACATTTAGTTAACAAGTATTGCAAACCTATTTTAATTCACTTTGCAATGGTTGAATATATGCCGTTTGGAGCTTATACAATAGCGAATAAAGGAGTATTTAAACATACAGCAGAAAACAGCGAGGCGGTAACAAAAACAGATGTTGATTTTCTTATTCAAAAAGAACGTTCAATTGCTGAAGCGTATGTTAAGCGAATGATTAAATATCTTTGTTTAAATTCAAACGATTTTCCTGAATATACTTATAACAGCAACAACGATGTAAATCCAAGCCGTCAAACTAACGTTGGCGGTTGGTACTTAAACGAAGGTAATGAAAAAGATTATAGTTGTAGAGGTTGGTACTTGTAAACGTTACAAACCTAAAAAAGAAAACGTTAAGAAATTAGAATTGTTCTTAAAGAAAATAGAAGAAAATGAGTATAAAAATAAGTGAGTTAACAAGTGGCATAACCTTAGACGGTACGGAAGTTCTTCCAATAGTTCAAGACGGCGCAACGGTTAAAATTACAACGCAAGACGTAGCGGATTTAGCGAGTAGTAGTGGAGCTGTTTGGGGTGGAATTACGGGTGATATTACCGACCAAACAGATTTAGTAACAGCGTTAAATTTAAAAGTTGATGCAGTACCTGGAAAAGGATTAAGCGCAAACGATTTCACGAATACGCTTAAAACTAAACTTGACGGAATACAAGACGGCGCAGAAGTAAACGTTAACGCAGATTGGAACGCAACAAGTGGTGATGCGCAAATATTGAACAAGCCAACTATTCCTGCTACTATTGGCGATATGACAAAAGCTGTTTACGACCCTAACGACACGGGAATTGTATTAACAGCAAGTAAGGAAATGGTAGCCGTTATCAATAAAACGGGTGCTACAATTGTTAAAGGCTCAATCGTTTATTTAAAGTCTTCTAGTTCAAGTGGCACGCACCCTGAAATATTGTTAGCAGACGCAGACACGGAAGCGACAAGCTCAAAAACTTTGGGGGCTACTTACGAAGATATTTTAAACGATGCCGTTGGGTACGTGGTAACAAGTGGCGAAGTTGATAATTTAAACACAACAGCGTATAATATTGGCGACAAACTTTGGTTAAGTCAAACAGCAGGACAAGTAACAACAACACCTCCAACGCAACCAGCTCACACGGTATTTATTGGAACGGTTACACGTTCACAAAATACAAATGGTCGCATATTATATGCTATCCAAAATGGTTATGAACTAGGAGAATTGCATAATGTACTTTTAACAAGCCCTGCCAACAACGATGCTTTGGTTTATGAAAGTTCAAGTTTGTTGTGGAAAAATAAACCTATTATACAATCTAATCCGTTCCCTTTATTTGGTGCTGGAATAACAAACGTTCCTGGAGCAGCAACACCAACAACAAGATTTATAGTTTTTTTAGGTTTAACTGCTGTTGCACTAGAAAATCAAAGACAAATTCCAGTTCCTTATGATGTAACTTTTAAAAATTTCTTTTGCTTTTTTGGAGTAGGTGCTAGTCAGCCTGCAACGGGTAGCTTAGTTTTGAAAATTAGAAAAAACGGAGTTGATACAGCAATAACAATTACTATTCCTGCAGGTAGTTCAATTGGCACTTATTCAGACACAACAAATTCAGAATCTTTTGCAGCAGGTGATTTAATTTCTGTAAAAGCAGTAAATAATGCAACTTTATCATCTGGAAATATTACATCAATTACTTTAGGAACGATATGAAAATAGAATCTAATAAATATAAGTTTTACCTAGACTCAACAGATGAGGTATTAGGTACTATACACGCTCAAATGATTGAGGATTTTAAAGATGCAAGTAAGTTAGAGTACTTTAAACAATTACTTGATGAAAACCCAAACACAGCATTTACAATTTATAACAATTTATGAAAACTAAAATATCAATTTTAAGGGATTTCCCTTATAATAATAAATTTTTTCCTAATTTTGAAAACCAAAATAACCAAATGAATACAAAAATTTCAATTTTACTACTTTCGTTCTTTTCCATTTTAACACCTATAAAGCCACTTGTATTGATTGCAGTATTTGCGATTATCTTAGATACTTGTTTTGGAATTTGGCGAAGTGTAAAGAAGGGAAATAAAATTCGTTCACGTAGACTTTCACACACGATTTCTAAGAGCCTTTTATATAGCGGCGCAATAGTATTTATATTCTTATTAGAAAAGTTTGTTATAAGCGATATTTTAGGGCATTTTATAGCAATTGATTTGGTATTAACTAAAATGTTTACTTTCTTTTGCGTAGTTACTGAATTGAAAAGCATTAATGAAAGTTACGAAAGTGTAACTGGCAAAGACGTTTGGAAATCATTTATAAACTTTGCAAAAAGAAGTAAGGAACAAATTGAAGATTTAAAAGATTAGTATTATATTTGCGCACTCCATATTGTGTTAACTGTTAAGAAGCCTCAAAGAAATTTGGGGCTTTTTTATGCGTTTACCGTTCATAAAGCTATTTTACCGTTCATCACAATTGCAGGAAACCAACGTTATAAGTAGTTAAATTTGAGGAAAATTAAACGATATGACACGAGCAAAAATAACACTAACTTACGATGAAAACAAGTATATGTTTGAAGTATTGAGATTAGTTACGGAGCAACTTAAAGAGGGAATACAACAAGGTAAAATGCAACGTAACGGAATAACAGCAGAATACGAACAAGAAATAATCGTTGATTACGAAAACATTGAAACACGAATTGAAAATAATTGTATGATAATTAAATCCAAAATATGAAACGAACGATTTTAAAACTACAACACGCAGAAAAACCTGATTTGTTTATTGTGGTAAATGGTGGCATAGCTGAAGCGTATGACGTGGCGCAAACTTACAAGGCTAAAAAGTACGTAATGAAAGAGGCAATTCCTGCGAGAATTTGTATATTTCAAAATGAGAAATGCCCGATAATTAGTGAGCATTTGAACTATTACACTATATTTCACAATCAACAAGAGTTAGCAGTTACTTCAACACAAATAGAGATATTATGAGAAAACTTACACCCAACGAAAAGCTAATAGCAGTCGTTGCAATATTACCCGTAATGGCAGATTTAATGGAGGACGTGAAACTATTTCAACTTTCAAAGAAATACGGAAATTTGTTTATAGACGAAATTAGGAAAACAGATAACGGACAGCGATAGGCGATGGAATTAAGGCGACTAAATAACGAAAAATTAAAGCAATGAAAATAAATTATTGGCAATGTAAATTTCACGATTACGAGGAAATCTGGGATGGAGAAAAAGAAGAACGGTATTATTGGTGCACACACGAAAAAGTAAATGGTAATTGTGAGAAATCTAATAAACGTGGTGATGCTAAGGATTTTTGTAAATTAGCAGAATTAGATGATGACGATGAAACTAAGCCTTAATTATATTGCCTATCGTGGGTTATAAGTAAGCGATAGCGACCCGATAGGGTTACTTATAACACGATTATTCACGATGCAGAATTAGAAGCGCAATCGCAACAAGTAAACATACAAAGGGCGTTCGTTCAATGGTTGCAAAATGAATTTATAGAGCAGTAACCGTTCATAATTGATATTTACCGTTCATCACAATAACAAGAAATAAAAGATAATAAGCACTAATTTTACTTCATAAACAAAACGAAATACTATGAAAGCAATTACTTTAGAAAACTACAAAGGACAAGATTTTAACGCTACAATCTTAGAAGTATCAAACACTAAAACTGGATACGGACATTGGAAAGTATATTTTACAATCGAATTTAACGGAGTAAAAAAAGACTTTTCTGTACTTACAACAGATTCAATGTTTATTGACGAAATGAGCGATTTAGATTCTTATTCAGAAATTGAAGAAAGACATATTGAAAAATTCTTTGACCAAGATTTAGAAGAAAGAATATTAGAATGGATTGAAACACAAATACAAAATTAAAAAAGGTACCTGAGAGATACCAACCCCTCCGAGTAGAATCGGCAACTATTCCGAGGGGTTTATTAAGTAACAATTTAAAACACAATACAATGGAAAAAGGAAAAACAATTTTTGAGCAATTAGATGAAAAAAACATTTGTTATTCAGTGCTTGTAAGTTTAGTTAGTTCTAAATTAGTAAGTGTTGAAGGTGGAAAAAAAGAGTATTCGATAATTATACACCGCAACGATTTAGATAAATTAAAAGGTTACGGATTTTATAACAGCGAAGTTTATAAATACATAATTTACGAACGCGATTTATTAATTCACGAAGTTGCAAGGTTTAAAGAAACAATCGAAAACTTTGTAAAAGTGAAACACGATAAACACGGGCGCGTTTATGAATTAAAAAACAATTCTTTTAAATCAATGTACGAATCTTTAAAACACAATAAATGGAACTAAATTTAGCATCGCTGTTTATTATCGCTGGAATGGCTATAATGATAGCAATTAAAAACCAACGTATTCAGTACCTGAAAGACGAGCGCAATCACTACAAAAGAGTAGCTGAAAAATTAGAGCAAGACATTAACAATTTAACACAAATAATATGAATCGAGAGAGATACTTTAAACAATTAGTACAGGAACAATCGGATAAAATCAAAGAACTAGAAGCGGATTATCAAGATGAATTTACTAAAGGAGTTTTGAAGACGAAAGAGATTGAAAAACTAAGGAATATTATTAGATTTATCCAACGTGGAATGGACGGGAACGAGCAGTTTTTACAAGTGGTTAACGATTTAAAGGGAGGCATCGAATGAATTTAGATTTCAGAAAAATATTTATCATAATTTTAGGCTCGCTTTGGTTGTGGTTAATGATTTCAATTCTTTACGGTTGTTCAGCGAGTTACCACTTCGGTAAATTCCTAAAGAAAGGTGGAACGATTGACACGACCGAACGTATTGTAAGCGTTGAAAAAGTAATTAAGGTAAACGGCAAGGACTCGATTATATTGTTTGAGATGCCGTTAAAATGTCCCGAAGTACAAATACCTGCAACACGTTACGAAACGCGCTTAGAATACAGATTAAAGCGTGATAGCATTGAAACGGTGCGTTACGTTACTAAGTGGAAAACTAAAGAAGTTGTTAAGTTAGCGAAAACGCAAAATAAAAAGCCGTTCAATTGGTTTTGGATTGGTTTAGGAATAGGTTTGTTAATTCCGATTTTAACTAAATTTGTAATAAATAAATTATGACACCGAAAGAAAAAGCAAAAGAGTTAGTAAGTAAATTAACTTTAAGTAGTAATGCACAAGATGGTTCTTGGATGTGTGAAGATTTAGCTCAAAGATGTGCATTAATTGCAGTTGATGAGATAATAAAAGCAATGGACAATGTTATGTTACCTAATCCATTTAAGCAATATTGGAACAAAGTTAAACAAGAAATACAAGAATTATGAAACCAACAATTGACCAAGTAATTAAAGGAATGGAAAAAATAGGTGCGGTTGTATTCCGTGAACCATTTTCAATTAATCTTTTCGGAGTGCGAACAAATGAAAATACAGCGGACACGTTTAACGATTGGGGCGGTGCGTTTTATTGGGATTCTAAAGGTAAACGTCACGAGTTAATTATTCCAATCACAACAGATGCTGGAGTTTACTATCGATTAAAACCGATGAATAAGTTAGGAACGGCTATTTTGGTACACGATAAACAGTATCGCGGTTGTTATCATTTATTAGATAATGGACACATGAAACAAAAAGCGTTCCGACAAATTAAACCTATGCAATATTGGAGGGATAACGACAAAGATGCTGAATTGGATTTAAGCGGTAAAATTTACAGCGAAATAGCTTTTACAAACTTTCACTATATGGGGCGTGGAGTTACCGTTGATAATTGGAGCGCAGGTTGTCAAGGTGCAAGCGTTACTAATATGAATCGTTTATACGCCTTTGTTGAAGTGCAAAAGTCGAGAGTTTACAGTTATACGCTGTTACACGAAAGTATTTTAGGAAAATAAATTCGGAGTTGAAAGCCTGAATTTTGACCGCTTAGAAATAGGCGGTTTTTTTATTGAAAATAATTTAATTATATAGTTGTTATATAATATATAATATATATATTTGCAAACACTTAAACACAAACACAATGGAAGGGAAAATCGTTTACTTATTGATATTGTATTCAATAGTAGCTACAATCAAAATTTTAATTCTTAGTAAATCAAAGTAAAATGAAAAAACAAATTATTCAACCTATTTCAATGAGTCAAGAACATAAAGACTATTGCAAAGAAAAATCAAAGAAATTACTTGGACGTGTAAACGTAAGCGGTTACATCGCAGTATTAATTGAAAAAGACAAAGCAAAATGAAACTAGACACTAGATTATACTTTCTTAAAGACCCGTTTCTTTATATTCCTTTATTCTTGTTTTTAGGCGGTTTAGGAATGATTATTAAGAACGAGCAACCGAAAGCTATAATCAATGGCTTTTACCACTCAACACCTAATACAACCGTTCAACACATAAGCGGAAAAGTAAGTAAGTAAATAATATAATTTAGCACTATGGAAACACTAAACTTTTATAAGCAATGCGATACGTGTCAAGGTGATGCGTACGTAATAATCAACGGAACACCGAATGAAAACCCACAATTTGACGAACACGAAGACTGCCCGATTTGTAACACTGGATTAGTGCCAAATGATGAAGTAATCCAAGAATGGTTAGACAAATGGGACGATTTGGTTAGTCAGATTATTGAAGAACGTAACGAACGAATTAAACATATGCATGGAAGCCTCATGCATACAACGAACGGCACATTGCCTAGACCGCTCAAGACGACAACCAACGCAACGACCGCAAGGCAGAGACAAACGACGAATAACGTCATTACGAGCAAGATTATCCGTAAAAACTACATCACCATTCGAACACTGCCAAGCATCGAGAGGATGAAAGCACGGCACATTACAGCCGAATACCGCCGCGCATCGGAGAAGTATTCACATTCGCACGCTTTGTACGACCAGAATTCTTACGAAATTGACGAACAGAACGCGACTTATTGACAGAACCACGAGAAACAGGACGCATGATAAATACTCCAAAAACGGCCCAAAAGAGGGCCAGGGGGGGGAAAGACAACATCCCTGGGGGATGGTGTCAC